CAAGAGCTCCATTGACAACTGCGATGGAAGGTGATTTCGACACTGGCAACGTAAGATACAAAGCTAGAGAAAGATACTCGTTTGGAGTATCAGACCCTAGAGGTATCTTCGGTGTAGAGGGTGCGTAATACCTAAAATTTTGAGGCGGGACACAATCCCGCCTCATTTTAAAAATAGAAAGAATAATGTACCCAACGATAGTACAAGATAATTTTTTTGATAACGTAGACGAAATAATAAAATTTTCAAAAACATTAAAATTTTACAAACCTGAAAAAAAAGACAATTGGTTTGGATTAAGAACTAAATCTATTCACGAATATGATTTTGTTTTATTTAAGAACATAGTATTTAAAATATTAAATTTATATTATCCCAACACTAAATTAAATTTTGATAATACTATAGTTACTTTTACTAAACAAAAATATAAAGATAAATGTAAAAATAAGTGGCATCGTGATGATTGTTGCAAAATAGCTGCTGTTATATATTTATCAGAGGGAGATATAAAAGGTGGCACTACAATTTTTGACGATTATAATAAAAAACAAGTAATAGTTGGAAATAGTTTTAATTCTATGGTAGCTTATGATGGAAATAAATTACATGGATTTACATCTTTATCTAGTTTTAAAAATAAAGAAAGATTAACAATGAATGTATTTATAGGAGATGTTAAAAATGATCACTAAAAAATTTAAAGTTAAAATATCTGCTTATCAATACTACGCTGATTTTATCATTGAGTGTATAGAATCCCCATTAGACATAGAAAATGCAATCATTGACAGATTGGGAAAATCTGATATAACATGGGACTATCTTGGAGAAATGCACGATCCAAGAGTAAACAGAATAACCTACGAGGAGGTTATTAATGGAGGCGATAATGCAACATCTGGAAAACCTTTACTCTCAAAAGAGAGTGTTGGATCTAGAATGGGAGCAGGAGCATCTGAAAGAGGGTAGATATACTCTCAACATGGTTAAGATTGACAGAAAAGTCAGAGAGGTTCTTAGCCACATAAGAGCAGCTGAAGCGGAAAAGGCTCATATGAAAAATAAAATAGAAGATGCAGCTCCTCAAGTTTCTGTAGCTACTTAATAAAAAGCTACATCGTTGGAAAAATCCAATCCACACTACAGGCTCTCTTGCGCTCTATTAAAATCTAGTATATAAATTAATCACTATACAATTAATTAGAACATAGACGCGTATAGTCGACGGCCTAGAGACTATGTTCGGAAAACTAGGAGGATATAATTATGGCAAGTACAACGTTCAACGGCCCGGTAAGGTCGGAAAAAGGTTTCCAAGTAGCAACTAAAAATACTACGACAGGAGCTATTACTACTAGAATGAGTTCAGGTATGCCTGACTTAACTGGTTTATCAATATCAGATGTAGCAACAGCATCTACGCTAACTTTAGCGGCTGATACAATTTCTGTTGTTAACTACACAGGAGCAGCGGCAGCTGCTTGCACATTACCTGCAGCAACAGCAGGAACAATTGTAGTTTACGCTCAAGCAAAAGACACAACTGGTGGAACAGCAACTTTAAGTTTTGACTGTGCAGGATCAGATGTTTTTGCAACAGGATCTGTAATTGAGTCAAGAAACTCATCGGAAGTAACTTTTGATACTTCAGCAGCTAGTGAAACTTTATTAACTTTCACACCAGCTAACGCAGCAACAAATCTTTTTACAACTGGAAGCATGATTGCTTTTATTTGTTATGAAGATGGCACATACCACATTGCTTCAAAAATGGGTGGTGCAGCTGACGCTACTACAGGTGCATTTGCTTTTGCATCATAATAAATAATTAGTGTGGGGCTTTGGCCCCACATTTAATTTTAAGGAGAAAATATGAGTTCAGATCAGAAGTTTACAAATATAGCTAGCACAGGACAGGTAAAAACTATTTCTGGTGGTTCTGTTAATTTAGGACCTTGCAGGATAACTTACATTCAAGCAAATGGTGTAGCATCATCTGTTGTTGTGTTAAGAGATATTTCATCTGGTAGTACAGGAGACAAAGTTTTTGAAGCTGATTTTGGTACAGAAGGTTTAGATATTTTTGTTCCAGGAAATGGTATCAGATTTGAAAATGGTGTTCATGCAACCATGACTAACACAACGTCTTTGACTATTGGTTACACTGGCTAGGAGTTTAAATGGCTAATACTACTTCAGGAACGGCGACGTTCGATAAAACTTTTGCTATTGACGAGATAATAGAGGAAGCTTTTGAACGTATCGGGCAGCAAAATGTTGCTGGTTATCAATTAAAAAATGCCAGAAGAACATTAAATATATTGTTTCAAGAGTGGGGCAATAGAGGTATTCACTATTGGGAAATAGATGAACTTAATTTAGATTTAATTGAGGGACAAGCAGAGTATGATTTTTTTAGATCTAGTGATGATGGTACAAGTGCAACATCTACTCCAAACGGAATATATGGAATGTCCGATGTTCTTGAAGCACAGTTAAGATCTAATAGAACTCAAACAACACAATCAGATAGTCCTATGACAAAAGTAGATAGATCCACTTACGCAGGCTTTTCTAACAAACTATCTAAAGGAACACCTAACCAATATTGGGTAGAAAGATTTATTGATAAAGTTAGAGTGCATATTTATCCAACACCAGACTCTACAAATGCATCTAAAGATATGCATTTTTATTACATAAAAAGAATACAAGATGTAGGTGATTACACAAATGCAACTGATGTTCCATTTAGATTTGTACCTTGCATGGTATCAGGATTAGCGTATTATTTAGCTATGAAATATGTGCCACAATTAACTCAAACAATGAAATTAGTTTACGAGGATGAGTTTGCAAGAGCGTTAGCAGAAGATGGTTCTGCATCTAGCACACACATTACTCCTAAAGCATATTACCCAGGATCATAATGGCAAAATACGCAACAGGTAAATACGCAAGAGCAATATCAGATAGATCTGGTATGGAGTTTCCATATAAAGAAATGGTTAGAGAATGGAATGGATCTTTTGTGCATGTATCTGAATTTGAACCAAAACAACCACAACTAGAGCCAAAACCTATGAACGGTGATGCAATATCATTACGACATGTTAGACCTGACAGAATAGAAACAGCTGTTCCAAAACTATTACCATTAAATCCATTTACTACAACAAATGGATCTACAACAATATCTGTAAATGAACCCAACCACGGTCGATCAACTGGTGAAACTGTTTGTTTTAGAGATGCAAATGTTGTTGGAGGAGTGGCTGCAGCAACAATAAATTTAGCTGCAGGATATACGATTACAAAAACAAATGATGATAATTATACCTTTGCAACATCTACAACATCTAGTATAAGTGAGACAGGAGGAGGTGGTTCTGTATCAGCAGGACCAGTGACAGTAACAGCATGATTAAAAAAATAAAAAATTTTATATGTAGTTTATTTGGTATTAAACAATGTGGATGTCCTGAAAAAGATGAACATCTTCAATTGTACGAAGACATGCCAGAACCAGAAACACCTATGTACACAGATGTTGATGGTAAAGCAATAAAATGTGGAACACATAATAGATACAAAAAAAGTTGTCCTATTTGTAAAGAGGTTGCAGGAATAGTATAATGGCAGGATTAAGTGCATCAGGATTAAAAACACAAATTAGAAGTTATACAGAAACAGACTCTAATGTATTATCAGATTCTGTTTTAGAAAATATTATTTTAAATGCACAATATAGAATAATGAGAGATGTTCCTATTGATGCTGATAGGAAACAACAAATAGGTAATTTTATTGCAGGTCAAGATCAAATAAACGCGCCAGCAGGATGCTTATTTATAAGAAGTATACAAGTTTATGATTCTACATCAGCTACAACAGGTGCTAATTCATATTTAGAAAAAAAAGATTATACATATTTACAAGAATATGTTCCCTCTACCGAGTCTGCAAAAAGAGCTAAACCTAAATATTATGCTATGTACGGAGGAGCAACAGGGGAATCTGATACTACTTCAGGACGTATAGCCATAGCTCCTACTCCAGATCAAAATTATAAATTTAGGGTACATTTTAATTTTATGCCTGTTCTATTAGAGAATAATGATACTAATTATATTAGTCTTAATTTTCCAAATGGGCTACTGTACTGTTGTTTATCAGAGACATATGGATTTTTAAAAGGTCCAATAGATATGTTGACACTATACGAAAACAAGTATAAAACTGAGGTACAAAAGTTTGCTAACGAACAAGTCGGTAGAAGACGAAGAGATGACTATACAGATGGCACTGTTCGAATACCGGTAAGATCAGTAAACCCGTAGGAGAAAATTATGGCAATAACATCGGCAATATGTAATAGTTTCAAACAAGAGCTTTTAGTTGGAACACATAACTTTACAGCCACAACTGGAAATACTTTTAAAATAGCATTATTCACAAGTTCAGCAACATTAGGAGCAAGCACAACGGCTTTCTCAACTTCAAACGAAATTACAAACTCATCTGGAACTGCTTACACATCGGGTGGTGCAACTTTAACAAGTGTAACTCCAACTTTAGATTCATCAACTGCAGTTTGTGATTTTAGTGATGTAAGTTTTACTTCTGCATCTTTTACAGCTAATGGTTGTTTAATTTATAATTCATCACAATCAAATAAAGCAGTTGCTGCAATTGCATTTGGCGGTGACAAGACAGTTTCTTCAGGAACTTTTACAATTCAATTTCCAGCAGCAGACGCAACAAACGCAATCATACGATTAGCATAAGGAGGTCCTCCTTATGGCAAACACTTGGAACCAATCAGGAACAATCTCTT